CAGGCGCTGAACAACTATACAAGAAAGATTGGTATATTATGAAGGTTCCTCAATTTGATAGGGGAAATTGGTTGTATGAAAAACTTAAAGATTTTCCGACTTTGATTGAATTGGATTTTTCAAAATATGATGCTCATTAATCACAATTGCTTCTTAAGGTGGAGGAGCTATTTTTGAAAAGAGTATTTGGCCAGTAATTCTCTGACTTCTGGGCTAAAATGACAATGGGTGTCAATTAAGGCATTTACCAATCTAATGATTTTCTTAGATTCCAAGTTCTCGGAACTAGAATGTCTGGTGAAAGTACTACTACCCTTGGTAATACCTTGGTTAATTTTTATGTATAACAATTCATATTTAAGTCTTTGAATGTTGATAGTTTTGTTATACCTGCTGGTGATGATTCAATTACAGGCTTAACTGCTGCAGTTGATATCTAAGCACTTATCTTTCTGTTTCGCTAATTTGGTCTTGAGGTTGAAGTTAAGTACACAAATTTTGTTGGTTGTGGATTTCTCAGTTCTAGGATAATTTAATCTTCAGATGGGTATTAGTTAGTTAGGGATCCTGTTAAGGCCTTAATCACTTTTCCATACTGTCTTGATGGTAAAGTTGTTCAGCCTGGTAGATACGCCGCCAAGAAATTGTAAGAATACCGTCATTCTAAATTATGCAACCTTTAATATGAATTCTAAATGTTTAAACCTATTTTTGATTATTGTGAAAAACTCAGGAAACTCTATAGTCTTCCAAAATTCAATATAAAAGAAATTAGAATTCTCAAAGCTACTTCTTATAATCTGACTTAATAGATCTAAAATAATACCTTGTAACTTTAGAAATGCGATCAAATTCTTAGTTAGAATATTAAGCAATTGTGGAGTGAATTTTAATGGGATTAGTTTGATGGATTCCAGCCATTAGATGGTTATTTTGAAGAAAACTACTATGGTGAAGAAAACTATTATCCTGAATTGATCAATCTCGATTCACTTAATGATTATAATAATGGTGGTTGCCATCGTGGTAACTAGAGACTTAAGATAATGAACAAAACCATGAGAGTTAATAATGATAATACAGTTTAAGCTTATCTTGAGAATTCTCTCAGTATTAGAGTCAATCTGTTGGGCACTGTTTTCGGCCGCTCGGATTAAAAATTATAAGATTAATGGATAAACCAGAAGAGAAGAAGAAGTTTACTAGAAAACAAAAGAGAGCCTATCGAATTGGATAAATAACAAACAATGCTAAGCCTTATGCAGACTACGCAGATAATGCCTAAGATTACATCGATTTCGCTCACAGCAGAGGGTAGCCTACACCTAAGAAGATTTTGTAGATGCTCCAAAAGAACGATAAACAGGTTTAGAAGCTCCTGTAATCAATGCCAGAAGGTAAAGAAAATTAGTCAAAATACTTAACTGCCTTACTCGCAAAAACTCAAGAAAAATTCTTCCTAGAACATAGAAATATTCTAGGAGAAGGAGGATTAGAAGCACTTTTAAAGTTGCCAAAACCAGAAGCAATAACAAAGCTAAGAATTGCCTTAATGGATGATGATATGCCAGTAGAAAAAGGCTTCTGGTCAAAGCTATGGGATGGAATTAAGTCAGCTGCAGGAACTGTATTGCCCCTCGCTGCTAAAGCGCTACTCAATCCAGTCTCTGGCCATATTTAATAAGTTAGAGCCAATAACGGTGAATTTAACCCTTACAATAGCTAGTCTGTTTATGGATAGAGTGATTATGGGTATGATGTTGTAAACAAAGATTTCTTTGGAACGGTTTTTAATCCAGCCTGCATGTAAGCAAGAAAGCCTAATATGGCGATCAAAACCTCCAAAATTGCAAGCTCCACTACTATCAATGTTATCACTAATGCTAATGGAAATGGAGCAATTTATGTTTTCAACCAGAATATTTTTAACAATTTAACTGGTTCATTTTTAAACAACACTCCTAGTACATCACTGTATGAAGAATTGCCATCCGCAGCCTTTTGCTGTAGATTACGTGATGATACTTTTTCACCAATTACTGGAACACAAACTGCTTTTGCCGAAGCTATTTTAGGACCACTGTCTAACAATAACACTAATTTTACTAGTTTCTTTATAAACTCATTATCAGTGCGATTTGTTCCCAATGTTTCCATAAACAATTCTCAAGGATAAATTCAGTTTGTAGAATGGGTTTCACCCCCAGCTAGCAATTTCAGTTATACTGTTCAGCCTTGACTCCGAACAGATCCTAATCCTTCACCTTACACAGCATCTGGTCTGCCAGCCTTACCTCTTGGTATTTTAGCTACAATGCCATATTATCAAATTTCAGCTTTGCTAAATGCCGATTTAAGATTTGCCAGAGTTCCATCACCAAATGATGTAACTACAATGCTGTATCCCTTACAAACAACCTATGATGGTACTTCAACCACAAATGTTGGAACACTCGATATCTTTTCACAGGGAATTGGTGGGCCTTATTCTGGCTCAAATCTCTAGGAAGGATTCTATCTTGTTGTTTCAGGAGCTGCTGCTTCAACTGTCATCGGTTAGTTAGTCATAGACTATGTTTTGGAAGGTGTTCCAATTCCTACTCTCTTACCAGTTTGTCCCATGGAATATGCTAAGCCAGGTTTCGCTACAATTTCTGCTATTAAAAATGCTGTTCTGGAATTCCCATAGATACTAAGAATTACAGGCTCGGAGCTTTCTGCCTTAACGGCTCATATATCCTCCTGCCCAACACATTCTCATGATGCTTTTATGCGGTCTTTAGCAATGTTCTTCAATGGTAAGATATACACTAATCCTTCAATCATAGTTCAACATCCAGAAAATTCCCTAATGAATGGTGCACAACCAGACCAAAGATTTGTAATAGAGGAATTATCAGCTTTAGATTCTTGATCTAATGCAAGGCCTTTGAGTTTTGGCCACAATGTTACCCTGTCTTCTTTCTCAATCAGCTTTGAAGTTGTTTGAGAGCCTTTACCTGTTACCCGTTGTCGTGTGTGTGGTACTCAACTCCTGGGCACACACGATGTATATACCAAAAGAGAGCAAAAGGGTGGTCCACGCGGTCTTGTCCGG